GCTGCTGAAACAGCCATGGCAGGTATGTCAACTAGTGCTGGTTCTATGACTGGCGCAATTGGTGCGCTTGCAAATCCTTTAGGATTGATAGTTGGAAGCATAGGTTTGGTGACCGCAGGTCTTGTCTATCTTGGAAACGAGAAAGACAAAGCAAGAATCAAGACAGAAGAGTTTGGCTCACAGTTAAGTAGCACTGCACAAGGCGAGTTGAGAAACTTCCAAAAGACAGTTGACGAAACAAGCACAGCAGTCGCAAACTTTGGAACACACGCTGGAGATGTTGAGAAAGTTTCAGGTGCTTTTAAAAAGCTTTATGAAGATATTCAAGCAGCAGCAGACCAAAGCAACAAACGAATGGAAGAGCTTGGTAATAAATGGGGCTTGAGTGAAGAACAAATTGCTAAAGCTAAAGATAGAAATGGTCAAATCGTTTCAAATACTGAATCAATGATGGACCAAATCAATGAAATCTATGCGCGTCATAATGGCGATGCTAGTAAGTTTTCTCAAGAAGAAAAAGAAATCATCTTGAACAACCAAAACGAGATGATTAAAGCTAAACTTTCCATGATGAGCTTATCTGCTGATCAACAAAAAGCAGCATTACAAGCTTTAAATGGAGATATTGTAAGTCTAAACGAAACTCAATTAAAACATACTAAAGATGTTTTGAAACAAGCCATGGATGAAGAAAAGAAACTCTACGAAACATCCAAGAGCGAGTTGAAAGAGTTATTAGATGGTAAAGCTATTGACCAAGAAACTTATAACAAGAAAGTACAAGAACTCGAATCAAACCATACTCAAACTATGGAAGCTTTGGGTAGTAAGTATTATCAAGTTATGAAGAACTTGGATGAAAAAGTTAAGTCCAGAACTGGTCAAAGTTGGAACTACTGGGAAGAAGCTAAAAAAGTCCTAGAAGAATACGGCTTATCTTATGAAGAAATCGGTCAAAAGGCAGCAGCAGCATCTGAAAAAGCTGGGAACTCTCATAGTATTCTCGCTAAATATACTAGTGAGATGAGTAAGGAAGTCAAAGAAGCCAATGATGCGTGGTCATTATTAGTTGGAAATATCGATAAAAACGGTAACTTCCAAGTCAAATCAAACGTTAAAGAAGTCATTGGAGAAGCAGCTAAATCTGCAGAAGGTTGGGAACAGTTGCAGTTCATTGCTAAAACTGCAGATATCAATTCAAATGCTCGTGTAACCATTGCTGAAGCACTTGTCGAATCAGGCAAGTGGAAAGAGATGAGCCTTGAAGAAAAACAAGTCATCGTTAATAATCAAGCAGGCTTACAAGCTATTTTTGATAGCGAGAAAAACCTCAAGATTTGGAACGATATGCCAGCCGAAGTCAAAGAACTTCTTTTGAAGAACAATGACATCATGAGTAAGGCAGATGAAGCAACAAAAGCTCTCACAAACTATGAAGCACTTACTCCAAAACAAAAAGAGTTGCTTGCAACAGATGATAAGTTCAGAGATGCAGTGGCTCGTTCTACTGAAACATTGACTACTTGGAATGCTCTTACACCATTTACAAAAGACTTACAAGTAAACCCTGGTAATGTTTTATATAACGGTCAATTATCAATCGATAAGATTGGCGAGTGGAATTTAGCACCAGCTCTAACCAAGTCATTAACTGCATCAGATGACACTGGTGCTGCAGTTGGTAGTGCAATCGCTAGTGTGAACTCTCCTAAACAAGAAGCGCCAATCGGCATTTTTGCCAATGATAATACAGCAGGAGAGTCACAATCAGCAAGTTTAAGCGTAAACTCTCCTTATCAATTTAAACCAATTGATATTAATGCTATCAACAGAACGCAAGGAGAAGCTAACTCTGCAGAATATGCAGTAAATGCAGTTAGACAAAACGGACCGATCGATATTAACGCAAGAGACAGAACAAGTAGTGGGATCAATAGCGTATGGTCAGGTTTAGCTTCTTTGCCAGCTTTTAAGTTTATTGATATTATCACACGACATTTTACTGAACGACACGCAAAAGGTACGGATAATCACCCAGGAGGTCTTGCAACAGTCAATGACCAACGAGGTACGCTCTATAAAGAGTTGGTAACATTACCAGACGGTACTTCCTTCATTCCAGAAGGGCGTAACGTAGTCTTACCACTTCCTCCAGGTTCTAAAGTCATGCGAGCTGGTAAAACTCGTAGCTTGATGAACCGTTTAGGTATTCCAAACTATGAAAAAGGAATTGGTTTTGAAGATACAAAAATCTCACATCTAAGTAGACGAATTCAAAGTGTCAACGTTCGAAATAGTCAACGTGGGTATCAGAACACAGCTTATTCTGCTGACTACGGCAACGGTAATGGTCAAGCAGTAGTATCTGAATTGGTTAGCTTGAAAGAAAGTGTAGAAAACTTGCTTGGTAGATTGCTTGATAAAGATTTCAATACTTACCTAGACGGTCAAGTTATCGCAGAAAATTCTTATCAATACCAAGGACATATCATGAGAAGGGAGGGTATTTAATGTCAAATTATTTAAAAGTCAATGATTTTACAACAACTGGTTTAAGGAATTGTGTAGTCGTAGACTTTGGAACAATCCGTTCTGCCACTCCTCGTTTCTCTGAACAAACAAAACCATACGGTATGAATGGTAGTTACAATCAAGAAGATGGCGCTTTTGAAGATTATGAAAGAACAATTCGTATCTTCTTTGAGCGCTTTTCTGATTTAGCAACCTTGATAGAGAAATTTAAAGCAGTAGGCAATCAACTAGAATTTAGTTATCAACCTGATTCGGTGTTCTATGCTGATTTAATAGATACTGAAATCACTCCAAAAGGTATGTACGGTTGGGAATTGGCAATCAAGTTAGACATGCAACCGTTCAGGTATCAAAAGAATAGCGAATCTGTTGTACTAACTAGTTCAGGTACAATCACAAACCTTGGTAGTGTTTATTCTGAACCAGTCATTGAGATTGAAGGTAGTGGAGATGTATCACTTACGATTGGTCAGAAAACTATGTATCTGACAGTCGATACCAAAGCTACAATAGATTGTAGACAAGGTAAGCAGAATATCTATAACGCTACTGGGGCGATACAGAACACTCTAAGAAAGCGTGGAGGGTTCTTTGAAATTCCAGTAGGGAATACTGGTATCACTTATACAGGAAATGTTAGCAAGGTGACAATTAAGCCGAATTGGAGGTATAAGGTATGATTTATTTAACCGAAGGGAATATACCTCTTAATGCTGTCTATGATGATGATATCGTGCAAGAAGCAAATAGCACCTATCAATTAACCTTTAAATTTCCCACAAACAATATCTTGTGGCAACGGTTGAGAGAAGAAACATTCTTGATTGCTGATGATCTACACGGTGAGCAAGATTTTGTTATTTTCGAAGTTGAGAAAAAGCATGGATATATTCAAGTCTATGCTAACCAAGTCATGACGATGTTAAATCACTACGTTGTCAATCCGATGTCTTTAGATAGACAGACTGGTTCAACTGCATTAAGTCAATTCGCTGGGAGTATCACTCGTGAGAATCCATTCTCATTCTTTTCGGATATCGAAGATAAACACACATTTAATATCGATAGTAAGAATGCCATGGAAGCATTTACCAAAGATAAACACTCTATCCTTGGTTTGTGGGGTGGCGATTTAGTCAGACATGGCTATCAGGTACGATTATTAAAAAATGGCGGTTCAGAGAATGAATCGCTTTTTATGTATAAGAAAAACTTGTCTAGCTATGAGCATAAGACATCTACTAAGTCTTTAAAGACTCGCATCACGTTCATCACAACTGTACGTGGTGAAGGAGAAAATCCAGTCGATAAGCACTACAAGGTTGTGGTTGATAGTCCACTAATTAATAAATACAGTCAGATTTACGAGGATGTTGTAGAAGTTAATGATCAAGATGTCAAGGATGAAGCGAGCCTTAGAGAATACGGTAAGCAGTATTTCAGAACAACCTTGTGCGATATGCTTGAAGATAGCATTGAAATTGATGTTATCGGCCAGAGTGATGTACCTGTGCAGATGTTTGATGTAGTAGGTGTTTACCATGAATTCTACGGACTAGATGTTCGTAAGAAGATTACTAAATACACTTACTCACCAATGGCTAAGAAGCTGAAATCTATCGGTTTTGGTCAGTTTCAATCAGGTCTAGCAAGCGCAATCGGTAATGTAGTTAGTGATGCCTTTAAAAGCGAAAATCAGCATTTTCAAAGCAACTTTGAAAGACAACTAGCAAGAGAGCTTAAAAATGCTGACCTTGCTTTTGACCGAAAAAAAGAAGAGTTGACTAATCAATTCACAGATGAAGTGAATGCTATCAAAGCCAAATCCGAAGAAAACAAGCGTGCTTTATCTGATGAAATCAACAGAAAGTTTCACGATTTCAGCCCAGAAGGATTTGAAGAAGCCAAAGCAAAAGCAGAAGAAGCTTTGAAAAAGGCTGGCACAAGTGCTGATTTAGTTGAACAAGTAAAAGGGTTAGCTGATACAACAAAAGAAAATCTTGATACTTTCAAAAGACAAGCACTTTCGGAGTTCGTATCAAATAATGAAGTTGATTACAAATTATCGACTGCTCAAAAAAATAACGACTTAAAACTTGCTGAATACAAGCAAGATACAGAAGGAAGATTCGCTAATATTGCAAGTCAAGTAGCTGGTAAGGTCAACGAAGTAGATTTCCAAAGAGTTAAAGAAACAGCTCAGCTTTATGAGCGCATTTTAGGAAGTTCAGAGAGTGATATTTCCAAAAATGCTTCACGGCTCGTTATGAGTAGCGAAATCTTCCAGACGGAGGTTGGAAAGTACGTTACAGACGATAACAACTTGATTGTAAATTCATTGACTATGAATAAGCACACCTTGACTGGAAATAACAACCCGCAAGCTGATATTTCTGTTAATGATGGCATTTTTACAATCAAGGCACAAGGTCTTACTGGGTATAACTGGTCTGGGTTTTCATTGCCTATCTATGTTAAAAAAGTCTATCACGGTGAGACTTACACGCTAGGTTTTAAATACCGTATTAGAGAATATCCAGATGTATCATTTGCGTTTAATATCAAAAACCACGGGCTGAATAAAACCCTAACATGGGCTAACATTGGCGAGAATAGACCACCACTTGATGAGTGGCAGGAATTTCAAAAGACTTTCACCATGCAAGAAGATTTTGCTTTTGGTGAGGATAAAAACTATCCGTTTTATATCTTCCTCGCTAAGAATGGTTGGGTTGAGTTCAAAGAACCTATTTTGGTTCGAGGTAGTAGAACAGGAACATACAAGCCAAGCCAATTCGATGATGCATACAAGACTACGGACGAAGCTAAAGGGCTTGCTACGGATGCACAAACAAGAGCGATACAGATTGCTCAAGGTTTGGAAGCGACACGGACACAAGTCACACAGCTTGCTGGTTCATACGCTATCCAAAATCTAAATAGCGCAGGTGACATCATTAATGGTATCAACCTTGGAGCTAATGGTAATAACCGTATTATTGGTAAAGCTACTCATATAACAGGAGATACCTTGATTGATAATGCTGTTATCAAGTCAGCCATGATTGATAAGTTGAAGACTGCCAACTTTGAAGCTGGTTCGGTAACTACTACTATCTTAGGAGCTGAAGCAGTCACAGCTGAGAAGGTTAAATTTGATGCAGCGTTTATTCAGAAACTAGTCTCACAACAAGCATTCATTGATGAGTTGTTTGCTAAACAAGCGACCATTAATAGAATTCAGTCGATTGATTTCACTGGTAACAATATTAAAGGTGGGAAAATTTCATCTCTGAACGGTGTGACAGATTTTGATTTACAATCAGGATGGATTGATATGAATAAAGAATCCGTAGGGATCAGGAATAGATTCCCTGGAAAACCTATGCAATACCTTATTTTTGGACAAGGTACGCTTAATAATGTAGATGGCGCATATACTGCATTAATGAGTAACCGCAACGGTGTTACAGGTATCGAACACACATCTGCTGGTATTCAAATTTGGAACGGTCGTTCAGGAAACAACGTCCAAACAGCCATTACATTTTACGGGAAGTTAATGGACTTTAAAACTAACTCGCAAGGTGGAGGAGTATCAATCAATACAGAAATTGGGGATATTATAATTCGTGGGCATTCTTTGGCGCAATTATTTGATTATATAAATAAGAATTTCAAAGGCCTTGAAGAACACTTGAAACGTCATAATCTCGGAGCACCCGGACGTTATGACGTCAGAATTTAGAAAGGTAAACTATGAACACAACAGATAAAGTTATTAACGACTTAGCAATTCAACTCGCAAACAAGACGATTGAATGTGCTAACTACAAAGCACTCTATGAAGAAGCGCAAACGCAACTTCAACAATTACAAGCAGAAAAAACAGAAGAAAAAGAGGAAGCATAATATATGACATTTAAAGTGGTAAACAAGTATTTACAAGAAAACAACCGTACTTTCGTAGCAATTCGCCAAGAAGCACCATACACGGCTTTTGACCGTGTACTAATCGGTGACCGTGTGAACGAAACAGATGAAGTTCTTATCCAAGCCGTACTCGGTCAAGTGGCTACTGAGCTAAACCCAGCAGATGGCGTTAAGAAACTTCAAGAAGACTTGCAAACACAAGCTCAAGAATATGAAGCTAAACTTGAGCAGAAAGATGCTAAGATTGCAGAAGTAAAAGCTGTCGCAGATTGGGCGGTATTGGCTCGTGTTACTGATACGGATAACCCGCTAAATCCAACAGTTTTCAAGCGTGGTCTTGAATTGGTTG